TCGCGACCTGCCAAAAGAGCCTGCATCGCCAGCAATGACGTGGGGCATTGACGTTCACGAGAGCTTTGAGAACCGGCTGCGCGATGAAAAGCCGCTGCCGGATACGATGGTTCAATATGAGCCCTTCGCCAAGTCAGTGGAGAAAGCTCCATTCTATGATGTCGAGGTGAAAGTCGCGGTCAATCATGACGGCAAACCATGCGGCTTCTTCGACCCGAATGTTGCAGGGCGCGGCAAGATCGACGTGCTCTTGTGGGCCACAGATGCGGGCACGATATTGGACTGGAAGACAGGCTCAGTGCGCGAAGACCCATTCGAGCTCAGCGTATTTTGCTATTTAGGGTCAAAGAGCTTTAACTTCTTGAAGAAGTGGAGCGGGCACTATGTGTGGCTTAAAAACATGCAGATCGGCGCGCGTCATGAGCTTGAACCGGCGAAGGCCGAGGACGACGTAAATGCCGTCTTAGAACGTATAAAGTTGAATGCTAAAGAGAACCACTTCCCGCCTAATCCCAATGGCCTCTGCGGCTGGTGTCCAGTCAAGAGCTGCCCCCACAATAGGAATAGGCAATGACCGAGATCATCGACCTCAAGACCCGTCAAGCGCAAATCACAGATGAGCGCCCATCGCTCGAAGACCTTCATGACTTTATGGACGAGTCTGTTGCGCTCGCCAAAGAGAGCAAGCACGATGCGATGATCTTCATCACATTTGAGCAGAACGAAAACGGGGCCAACGCAATCATCAACACTTACAACCTCTCTCCCATTGATTATTTGTGGTATGGCGAAATCCTTAAAAAGAAAGCTTTCGAGCAATGATAGTGAGAATTTATCTTCGCACCGGCAGCGTCTCTTATTTCGATCACCGCGCTGATATATCCGTCGAACATTTCCGGCAGGTCGTTAACGACGTAAATCGTGGCGCGTCTCTCATTCTCGACGGCCTATTTGTGCCGAGCGCCAACGTCGCAGCCGTGCTTCTGATGCGCGAAGAACCCGTGATCGAGCAACCGCCAAGGGAGAAGATGAATTGAAAACGCCCGAAGGGATTGTGAAAGATGAAATCAAAGCTTACCTCAAAGCACGCGGCGCATACTTTTTTATGCCGGTGCAGACAGGCTTTGGCGCTTCCACTCTCGATTTTCTTTGCTGCATTAACGGCATTTTTGTCGGGGTCGAAACGAAGAGGCGGGACAAAGCGGCGAAAGAAACGCCACGCCAAAGCAAAGTGATCGAGGACATACGAAAGGCCGGTGGTGTGGCACTCGTCGCGCGCAGCGTCGCGGACCTTGAGAAAGCGCTAAAAGATAACTGGGTCGATGTAGAGGCAATCGGAAGTGATATACTCACAAAAGAATAACGTGCTGCTTTATGACGGGGAACAGGGTTTTAAGGCAGCGCAACAATGTCCAGACGCGATACGGGTTAACCAGTCGGTCGCGATCCCGCTCTCACTCACAAACATGCAGCGACTTGCCATGGCCAACCTTCCTGTTGTCCCGCCGACGCAGGTTGCAGGCTATGAATGGCCGGGCAAATTCAAACCGTTTCATGCGCAGCTCGTCACGGCGAATTTCCTCGCCCTCAACAAGCGCGCCACGGTCTTGTCGGACATGGGCACCGGCAAAACAAACAGCGCGTTGTGGGCTGCCGACTTTCTTATGTCGATCCATAAGCCCGGCACGTTCCGTGCGCTCATCGTCGCGCCGCTCTCGACACTCCGACGTGTGTGGGGCGATGCGATCTTCCAAGGTTTCCTAGGCAAACGAAAGGCAATCGTCCTCCATGGTGACGCTAAAAAACGCGAAGAGCTTTTGGCGCAAGATGCTGATTTTTACATTATCAACCATGATGGTCTTGCAGTCGGTGCAGACGTTAAGACATCAAAGATTGAACTTAAGGGCTTCGCGAAGGCGCTTGCGGAACGCAGCGACATTAGACTTACCATTGTCGATGAAGTCTCTGCGTATCGTGATGCGTCAACGCGCAGACACAAAGTAGCGCGGCTGCTGATTGGCCAGCGCGAATATCTTTGGGGCATGACCGGAACGCCAACACCGAATGGCCCGACCGATGCTTACGGCATCGCAAAGCTCATCAATAATGCTTACGGCGAAAGCATGACAAGCTTCCGCAGTCGTGTGATGCACCAAATCTCGCAGTTCAAATGGGTGCCGAAGCATGGCGCGAATGAAGAAGTGAAAAAAATTCTTTCGCCCTCGATCCGCTTCGCGATTGAAGATTGCGTTGACCTACCGGAATGCACCGTCCAGATGCGCGAAGTCGAGCTCTCGGCAGAGCAACAAAAGCTATATTCTGAAATGAAAAAACAGCTTCGCATCCTCGCACCGAACGGCGTGATCGACGCAGCGAATGAAGCAGTGCTTCGCCTCAAGCTGATCCAAATCTCTTGTGGCGCAATTTATGACAACGAACGCAAGGTGGTGCACATCGACGCCTCGCCTCGCCTGAAAGAGCTCGAAAACATCCTCGACGAAGCCCCGCATAAAGTAATTGTTTTTGCACCGTTGACATCGGTTGTTTTGGCGCTTAAATCAAAACTCTCAAAATACTCTTGCGAGGTCATCAACGGGTCGGTATCGGACAAGAACAGGTCGGATATATTCCATCGGTTCCAAGAAAGCACGCATCCTCGCGTTCTTATCGCTGATCCCGGCACGATGAGCCACGGTCTTACGCTGACATCGGCTACGACGATTGTCTGGTATGGCCCGACAGACCGGACAGAAACCTATCTTCAGGCCAATAAGCGCATTCATCGCCCCGGCCAGAAGCATAAATCGACGGTGGTGCAGATCGCTTCGACGCCAATCGAGCGTGAAATCTACCGCAGACTTGAGGCCAACGAGAGCTTGCAGGGGTCAATTCTCAAGCTCGCAGAGGATAAATAGGGGAATGATATGGACCTTACCGCCATAGTGGGGAAATATATTGAGCTGCGCGACGCGCTCGCCGAGCTCAAAAAAGAACACGCCAAACAATATGAGCCTTACACCGAAGCAATGCAGACCCTCGAAAACGCAGTTAACAAATTTCTGCTTGCTGGCAATATGAAGAACATCAAGACTGAAAAGGGAACCGCCTACGTCTCCGAGACGATCAGCACGAGAGTTAAAGACCGCCAAGCGCTTTTCGAGTATGTGAAGCGCACCGGCAAATTTGACCTGTTGGTTGCGGGCGTTTCCAAGGATCAAGTCAAAGAGTTCATGGCCGAGAACGGCGGCCATGTGCCGCCGGGTGTGGACGTGGTTCCTATCCGCAGCATCAATTTCCGCTCTTAAATCGAAAGGACAATCTATGTCTATGCAAGTCCCTGCCTTCCTGTCTCAACTGCAAACAAGCCGTAAATTGGCCGAAGAAGGCCAGCGCGGCCTTGGCGGCAATTCGGTTCCTTATCTCTCGATCAAGGCGCAGAAGTTCACGGCTATCGACGCTGTGGGCGATCAGCGCGTCGTCGGCAAGATGGACAATCGCGGTATCTACGCCGACGTGATCGTGGTCGATCTCAACCCGAATGTTTCCAAGGTCTTTTACGCTTCCAAGTTCGATCCGTCAGCGACCGAGTTCAAAGCGCCTGACTGCTGGTCCGACAACGGCATTGGCCCATCCGAACAGGCTCAATCGCCACAGTCCTCGACCTGCGCCTCCTGCCCGATGAATGCTTGGGGCTCTCAGATCAACAATTCCGGCAAAGAAACGAAGGCGTGCAACGACGTTAAGAAGGTCGGTGTTCTCCTCGATGGCGAGGAAAAGCCAACGGTGTTCCTGCTCCGCATTCCGCCAGCCTCGCTGAAGAATTGGAAAGTGGTCTGCCAGATGGTTGCGTCGCACAATGTCGATTTGAACATGGTGAAGATGCGCATCCGCTTCGACGAGCAGACACAGGGCGTGCTCAACTTCGAGCTGGTCGGCTGGATTGAAGAGCATCAGGTTCAGACGATCCTCGGCCTTCAGGAAGAAAAGCTTGCCGCTATCGTCGGTCGCAATGACAAGCCGAAGGCTGTCGCTCTCGGCGCTGCTGCGCAGCCGACACAAGCGATTGCTGCTCCGGCACCGGCAGAAGAAGTTCAGGAAGCTCCTAAGCGCACCCGCAAGCCTAAAGAACTTTCCGAACCAGAGCAGTCGTTCTTGGCTTCGGCACCGGCAGCCGAGACACAACAGCCATCGTTCGGCATCCAAGCCGCTCCTCCCGTGGCCAGCGCCGACCTCGACGACGCCATCTCCAAAGCCCTCAATTTCAAAGTCTAAACAATGACTGAGCTTCGCCCGATCCAGCTTCGTCTCCAGACAGCGATGTATCACGGCGGTTTGACCGTTGCGGACCTCGCCGTTTGGTTCGGGCGAAGCTACCATACCGTTTACTTTTGGGTCACAAGAGGGACGGAACCGCGCTTACCGCCGACCTCTCTTAGATTTGAGAACAAGCTGGACTTGTTGGAGCGGGCCATCCGAAAGGGTGCCTTCTCCAACCTCGACAAAGTTCCGCTAAACAAACGCCCTCAAGAGATCAGGCAGACCCATGACTTCTGGACAAAATATAGAGCCGTTCCTGAAAGCAATCCTTCCTCAACAGGGGCTAAAATGCGCAGCGGTTCTTGAAGGCACGTTCTTCAAGCACACTTTCTTTGAGACGAACGCAGACCTCGCCAAATTTATCTACCTCAAGGACGCGGCGGGCTTCACGGTCTACCATGCGTGCGCGGGCTATTCGACGAGCAAGAACCGCAAGGGCGAGAATGTGCAGGCAGTCCGTTCGCTCTGGATGGACATCGACGCGGGCGAGGGCAAGCCTTACGCCGACGCAGGAGAAGCCTACAAGGCCGTTCGCGCTTTTATCGAGGCGGTCGGCCTTCCGTTCCCTATTGTGGTTTCCAGTGGCCACGGCATCCATTGCTATTGGCCATTCAAAGAAGACCTGACGCCACAGGACTGGAAGCAATACGCAGCCGGTCTCAAGACAGCGGCACAGGTCCATAACCTCGCCATCGACCCTTCACGCGCCACGGACGTTGCCAGCATCCTGCGTCCTGCCGGGTCGCATAACCGCAAAGGCGGCAAAGAGATCGAAGTCCGCGTCGGACCGCTCGTCGGACCCTACGACATTTTGGATTTCAAAAAACTTGTGGATAACTCTCGCCCTGTTTTTGTGGCTCAGCTTGGGTCGGCAAAGCGCTCCCTGCTGGCAGGGGCGACAAATGTTGTCATGTCTCAACCGTCCGATCCGGTCCTTGTGGCAAACGCTTGCGCGCAGATGCGCGAGTTCCGCGACACGCGGGGCAACATATCAGAACCCAACTGGTATGCCGGTATCGGTGTCATGGCCTTCTGTGAGGGCGGCGATGAATGGGCGCAGCAACATTCTTCCGGGCATCCGCAATACAGCCCTGACGAGACGCAGAAGCGGCTTGAGCGCGCCCGCTCCATAGGCGGCCCCACAACCTGCGCTCACTTCGCCAGCATCAACCCTGAAGCTTGCGCTTCCTGCCCGCTGCTGAACCGCATCACCTCGCCGGTGCAGGCCGGAAGGCCGAACGCGCCCCGTGCCGAAGCTCCGCAGCCGGAACACAAGCTGTTCGCTGGCGACAAGAAGCTGGAAGTCGGCGCGGTCGAACTGCCGATGCTCGACCCCCCATTCCGGTGGGGCGCAAACGGTGAGCTGCTGTTCGTTTCCGAGGATGCACGAGGCAAGCCGGTCACGGCGATGGTCACACGCTATCCGATCTTTTTGGCAGCTCAGCTCGCCTCAGAGGCCACACAGGAAGACTACAGTTATGTTTGGCGATACAAGGCACCGACCGAGGCTTGGCGCGAAATCAACGTGCCTGCCTCAATGCTCTACGGGGCGCAAAGCGCGGCTGCGCTCGCTTCCAAGGGCGTCAACATCCACGACAATTCTCTTTTCAGGCAATACATGACGCAGCAAGTGGACGCCATCGCGCGCGATAGGGGTAAGCAAGTGCGGTACGATCAATTCGGTTGGAAGGGCGACACCTTCGTTTATGGTTCGCGGGTCTATGGCAAGGGCGAAGTGGGCAACGTGTTCTTATCGGACCGCCCTGCCAAGCGCGCGCCCCTCCTTGTGCCTGCGGGCAATCTCTCGGCGTGGCGCGACGCGGCGAACATGCTCTTTGCCAAGGATGTCGAGAGCCAAGCCTTCGCTATGCTGGCCTCGTTCGCAGCCCCGCTTATGAAGTTCCACGGCGAGAACGAAGGCGGCGCTGTGCTGTCTCTTGTCACGTCGGGGTCGGGTAAGGGCAAGTCCACGTCTCTCTATGGGGCGTGCTCGGTCTGGGGCCGCTACGCCGGTCTGGAAATCAACCGCACCGACACCGAAATCTCCAAAGCAATCATCCTCGGAATGCTGGCCAACCTGCCGGTGATCTTCGACGAGCTGCCGACACGCGACCCGGATGCGGCGCGACGGTTCATCGAAATGTTCACCAATGGCCGCGACAAGAACCGCGCCACACAAGAGGGCAATCTAAAGGACAACGTGAGCCGTTGGGCGACAATCCTCATGTGCGCCTCGAACGTCTCGGTCGTGGACACTGTGACGACCAGCAACGTCGATGCAGCGGGCTTTCGCATTCTGGAATTGCCGGTCGTCAATTCGAGCTATTTGAGCCATTCCCGTGGCGATCAGATCAGGAAAACCTTCGAGTATAACTATGGCCACGCGGGAGACATTTTCCTCCGCTACCTTACTCGCCCCGATACGCTGAATTGGGCGAAGGATGCTTTAGAGCGCAACACCGAGATCGTCTCGACCCGCGGGCGCTTCCGCGCTGAGCACCGCTTCTGGACGCGCCTCCTCGGCGCAACGATGACTGCTTCGCAGATCGTAAGCCATCTCGGTCTGTTGGAGTTCAACATCGACCGCATCATCGACTTCGCCATCGACAAGGCCGTGTCCTATCGCGACGACAGCATGACCACGACGGCACAGGGCGACAATTCGCCGGACGCGCTCTCGCGCTTCCTCTTGGAGCATGTCGGCGACATCTTGATCGTTCCTTATTCTGGCAAGCTCCCGCAGCGCCAAGTCGTTGCCCGCTATGACAAGCCACAGCGCAAGCTCTGGATCAGCGAGCGCGAGTTCCGTAACTGGCTCTTGAAGAACGAGATGGGCTCACGCGAGACCATCGGCAATCTGGCCATGCACGGCATCGTCAAGAAGGCCCGCGTGCCATACCAGTTGACCAAGGGGACTGACCTGCCATCCGTCACGCTCACTTGCATCGAGATCGACGCCTCGCACCCCTTGGTCGTCGGCGCGGTTGAGCAGACGGATTATGTACAATCGAATGTCGTGGAGATGAGACGATGAGGATATGGGCGAACATTTACAAAGAGGGTTTCAGTTTGCATCACACAAAGGATGCTGCTGACACCGCCGACAAGCTTGTCGGATACACCCGCGACAAGTGCATCCCGATGGAGCCAGCCGAGCTCGCTGAATTTTTGAAAGGCGAAGTGATCCATCCAACAAACGACCAAGTGAACGCCACGCTTGATGAGCGTCAGAAGACACACGGCGACTACGAAGAACATGCGCGCATCACTCAGCGACTTAAGATGGTTGTTCGATCCGAACTTAGAGCACGCGGGGGAGTGTTGAATTTTCAACAACAAGAAAGCATCGACATGATCCTGCACAAGATCGGCAGGATCATATCAGGCAACCCGGATTATGCCGACCATTGGCTCGACATTGCCGGATACGCTACGTTAATTGTTCGTTCGCTTGAACGTCAATCAGCTTCGCACTCTCTGCGCGCAACAGATCGAGAAGTCTTGGCAGGACGTCCGCCTGCTTCTTCTTGAGCTTGGTCTCATCGACTTTAGTGGCCGTCCGCAACACGCTGTCGGCCACTGTTATTTGCTGCTTCATGATCGCCATGAAGCTCATATCGCCGGGGATCAAAGGAAGGCTGAGCACCTCCCTGTATTTCCCGAGCGAGAGCTCGACAAGATGATCTAGCTCTCCTGAGCCGTCGAGAACTCCATCCCCATCGCGTAGCCCATCGCCTGAAGCTGCGGAAGTTGTTTGGAAAGACGGTCCCCAATATCCGTCCGGTACATCGGGGAGTTTGGGACCACCAGTTGTTTCAGGCGGCGGTAGGCTTTCTGTTTGGCCTGATACACTGTCTCCGCCACTGCGCTGCAAACTAAAACGTAATCCCCCGCTGTCACTGGGATTGGTCCGGTTTTTATTTCGCCGTCCTTGTCCTGTGGCGCTTCGCCCATCATCATTTCGCAAGGATGCAGATGGTTCCACGTTGTCGGCTTGATCCCGTAGATCGGTATCCCCGTCACGTCCTTCCGTGTGAACTTGCTGTACGGATAATCCGGTATCGACAAGACGACGCCCAAGGCTATGTAATCCAGCAAGGTGTTCTGGGCGTCCTTCCCGTCCGCTAAATTCGCCAGCCATTCGACACTATCTCCAATGTGAAGCGCTTGCTGGATGTTGAAGCAGGGCCAGCCGGGGCGCATCGTGAACTCAAGCGGCCAAGGATTGCCGTCTTCGTCAATGATACAGTTGACATCAACATACCCCACATACCCTGCGCGCAACAAGTCTTCAGTGACAGGCACGAGCACCTTCTCTGCCAGTTTGGACTTTTTGACATAGCGCATGACGGTGCCCTGCTCCCCGGTGTTCACGCCGAGATCGCCGTCCATCAGTTTCTTAAATTCCCAATTCTCGCACCATCCACGGTTCCAACCGTGAGGACCGAACCAGCCGCCGACCGCCATCTCGATCCCGCCGATGAACTCTTGCAGGATGAACGGCTGCGAATTTTTGCCAGCCTTTTTCCAGCGCTCAAGCATGTAGACCAGATCGGCAGGCGACTTGGCGACATAGGACAATGCCTTGTCGGCGTCGCCCGAAGGCTTCGACACGAACCGGCGGTTTTCCTTTTTCACATACTTGATCGCGCTATCGTAGTCGTTGAACATTTTATAGGGAGGCAAATGAATGCCTGCCCGTTTCATGATCTTCTGGCCATACTCGCGGTCAAGCTCCCACATGGCCGTCTCTTCGGACGCCGAGATGATGCGCGCCTTCGGCTCACGCTTTCTGAACGCGTCGAGATCGCGCAGATAGTAGGTATTGTCGGTGTTGATAATCAGGTCAGCCCACAAGAGCCATGGCCGATAGTCATCGACCAACCGCACAAAGCCCTTGCCGATATTCTTCGTCTTGTCATTCGGGCGAATGAAATGGCGAACGTCATGGCCATCGCGCTGCGCGCGGATAGCGATGTCGAGGCCCGCACCTTGAGGGTCAACAATCAATACTCTCATTGGCCTGTGCCTCCATAAAGTCTTTTTTCTGCATTCCACTTTTTCTCATAATATCTTTGCGCGCCCGGAGATGGGCCCTCAAAAATAGATTGTTTGCCCGCAGGGCTCGCACCCATAAAGCGCTCGACCAAAGACACATTTGAGCCTTCTTTCCCGCCTTCCATAAGGTTGCGCACCGATATGGGTCCTAAATTTCTGGCCAGATAATCAAAATAATTTTTGATTATTTCCACCATCCCTGCATCTGGGGAAGGATTGCGTATAGGAAGTCCAAGAGCGTCCTCGCCGCCGCCGTAGTCAAGCGAAGATGCAAGTTCTTTAGGCACGCGAAGCCCCGTGTTTATTGAATTTACCGCTTCTTCATAAGGATGCGTTGCCCATCCGAGCACGTCTCGCATGTACCCTATCGGGTTAAGCCTTTCTGGAGAACCATCTGGATTTGTCCCGCCCGTCTGAGGCTGCACAAGGTCGCGCAATCCTTCAGGGTTTTTACCTGTTTTAACTTTTTGATACACCGAAGACCAAATAGCCCACGTGATCGGAAGCGCCAACACATACGCTGAGCGAGGGTCAAAATCTTTTGACCTCATACTTAGGCTTTGCGGTTTCGTTATCCCTTTATACACGCCGCCCGCAATCTCGCGGATCGTTCCAAGTTTCCATGAATAAGAGCGAAGACCGATCTGCAACGCTTGTTTCAATGTAGCGTCCATGAACAAGCGATCTTGCACCACTTCACCAAACCGGTTGTCGATACTGTCCCATATCTTTTTGGCCGCTAAAAGTTTTTCGCTTTGCGTAGCCTTCGGGTTCGCGGCGATCCAGCTTTTTAAGTTGTCATAGGCCGCGCCGTTTTTGAGCAACGGGATGTATTGCTCGAACAAAGGCTGCGCCACTGTATCCATGACGCGCCCCATCGTCCTTGAAATCGTCCCTATGGCGGAAGCTGTTTTCTTCAATGGAGTAGGCGCATTTTTGAATTTTGATGCTTCTTCAAGCGCCTGAATACGTAACGCGCCACGCTTCCAAGCCGTGAACAAACTGCCCATGGCGCTGCTTCGCAGCGTCTTGTCCATGCCAGTCATTTTGGCGTTTGTGTTGGTCAGAAGGTCAATGATCTCTTTATCCGCTTCTGTACCAATAGTTTTTCCGAGATAAATGTTTTTCGCCTTTTTCCCGATCATGGCCAAACGAATTGGCGCGACAGGACTCGACACAAGTGATGCACCTGCTTTGAGAGGCATACCTGAAAACGCTTCGTTCACGGCGCGCGCAATATCGTTGGCCATAGCTTCTTGCGCCATTGTCGCTGCGTGATACGCGGAAAGACCTAGCTCAAGCGCGGTGACACTATTCGTAGCTGCTTGGATATTATCAACGGCATTTCTAACCCCCGGGCTAACGCCCTGAAGCGACGTCGAAATGAAATTGTTATATTTGTTTGCCCATTCCGGCGGTGCATACGCCAATTTTTTACCGGCAGGGGTCATCTTCTCCCCGAGGCGTCCGTTGAGCGGCACCCAACCTTCAGGCTGATTGCCGGGCGATACATATTTTATTTCTTGAGCCGCGCGAGCTTCTTCAAACACGCTGTTAATGGCGATGAAGCGATCCATGTTCGCGTTATAGACGCTCGCCGCTTCAAGCGCGTTAGGATATTTCAATTCAAGACCGGCGGCCATCATATCCGCAATAGTCGGGTACTTGCGTTTTTTAAGCGATGTGCCCGAGCCTTGTTTTCCGCCAACCCAATTAGCTATGAACTCTTCGCCTTTTTTTGGGTCTTTCACCATTTGCGGCAGATAGTCCGTAATGAAATTCATTTCGGCTGTTGAATTAAGATTGCGCAACTTCTCCTCACGCAAAGCGTAACCTTTGCGGAGCGTATCAGCGAGCGGTTGCAGCGCGGGATTTTTCACCCCTGGATAAATCGGTTTCCCATCTACATATCCGATTGGTTCGTTCTTGCTTCTGTTTTGGTAGTCCGCATAAAACTGAAGCTGTTCGTCTTTAGACAACGCATTGAATTGCGCCATAAAAGGCTCTAGCTCGGCATTCGTTATAGCCGTCTCACGCTCGGCAGCGCCAATGCGTGAGCTAATAAGAGCCTCCGCATCGCGTGGGTCCACGGGCAAACGTGCGACGGGTTTCTGCGGTTCCCCAACAACTTGGTTCAAGCGTTCGCTAAGTTCTTTTCCTTTTTCTTTGAGCGCTTGCCATCTTTGGTCAGCGTAATCAGCCTGCACCGGAATAGCTGTTTCAGGTCCTCTGGCAGTTGCCGGTTGCTCCATCAACTGCTCTGCTGACGGCGCGCCCTCCGGTGGCTTAGTGCCGAACTCAGGTGGTGTCGCCACTGGCATCTTGGGCGTACCCGCGCCCTCAACAGGGCGAAGCTCCGCTGCGCGCATACGATTAGCGCGTGCGATTGCCGCTGTTTCGCTGCCGAACATTTCAGGGAGAAACACATCTTCAAGCATACGCGCATCGCGCGCTGCGCTGTTTGCGTTTGCTTCCGACATACCAGTAGCGCGCGCCACGCCTGATACAAGGGCCGGAGGCACACTTGCGGCGAAGTCCACAGTGGACAGACCGGCAACGCCGACATCCTTAAGTGCATCGCGGTTGCGCGCTTTCTCGGCATCCGTATAGCCCGACAACCATCCGTTCTTGGGCGCGGCGATCTTGCTCCATGCGTCTGAAAGCGACTGAACAATTTCTTTTCGTGGGCCTTCTGTCACGTCGGCCACTTGCTGCGCAAAATCTTTAAGGTAGTTGGTTCCAAACACATCAGCTTGTTGCTTGGGCAATGGGCGTTGCACGTCGTGAAGCGGATCGACGAGCCCCGCGCGGATGCGTTCGTCAACAAGCGGATCACCTGTGACCTGTGGCTGAACAGGCTTCTGCATAGGCTGTGATGCTTGCCCCGGCTGCGGAGGAAGCTGCTGCGGCATCGGGCGCTGCATATCATGTAATGGTCCCCCTGCCGCCGAAGGGTCAACAACGGCAGGGGGTGACGCTGCTGCCATCCCGCCAGTGGCGGCAGCGCTGACAGGTGCCGGGGAAGGTGGCACCTGAGCTTGGGCCGCTGGCGCGGCTTGTTGTGTTGTAAGCCCGACATCGGCATCGGACAAAAGTTTATTGGACGCCAGACCAACATCTGCATCGGACAAGAGCTTGACAGGTGGTTTAACGGGAGTTGCTAGACCAACGTCCGCGTCAGAAAGTAATTGGTCAGCCATGAAACGCCCCGTTGAAAATTATTGCCCGTCCACGGGAGCCCATCCGCTAGGTGGTCCCGCAACCCACTTCATCGGTCCTCGTTGTGTCATATAAATTTTGTTGTTCTCGCGTGCTTCCGCCGCAGGTGCTTGAGGATACTGCCCCTGTTGCGGCGTCGCTTGCGGGGCAGCGCCGGGCGTTCTTCCTTTGAGAGCTTCGGTAGCCTGTTGGGCCAACGTCTTTTTAATGTTGGGGTCAACAGTAAGCATAGTGTTGCTGGCAGATATGCTTTCCTTAATCACGTTGTCTTTTTCAGCCAAATTGTCTTTGATTATTTTTCTTTGTTCTTCAATTTGTCTGTCAATTTCTTGTTGCTGTCTGTCTCGTTCTTTCTGGTCAGCTATTTCCCCCGCCTTAGCACGAGCTTGAACAAGCGAAGTCATGTTCTCATGCGCATCTCTTATTTTCATATCGTTTTGGTCGAGCTTACGAAGGTCGATAGTATTCTTGAGGTTCATCTTTTCGATGGCAATCTGCTGCGCTTGTAGGCGATTTGCAGTCTGATCCTGTTCTTTGATAAGCGGCAAAGCAAGTTGAAGCGCTTCCATTTTTGCACTCATGGGTGCATCCACGGAGCGCAAAGCCGCCGTGATGTTTTGATAGTTAAAAGCCTTGTTGCCCAATCCTTGCGGCGCGGCGACGCGTGAGGGAACGGGCGAAGTTGGGGGAGCTCCGGCAGTCTGAGCCGCACCAGCTTGCATGGGCTGAGCACCTTGCGGGGCAGAGCTTTGACCGAGCGCGGGAGCTTGGCCACCGGCAGGAGCTCCGCCGCCGAAGATGCTTTTCGCGAAGTTTTCAAGACCGCCCAAAGCCGCGCCGCCAATGGTCTGGGGCTGCTGCGGCTGTTGAGATTGCTGGCCAGCGGGCGCACCTTGTCCGCCAAAGATTGCTTGCCCAAGGATTTGTTGCCCTTGAGTTTTGGCCTGCATCTGCTCCATTTGCATCTGCTGCATTTGGCGTTGCTGCTGCTGCTGCAAGCCGTTCTGGAAGCCTTGGCTGAACCCGCCGACGCCAGCGCCGATATTTGCGATTACACCTGTGCTCATGATTTATCCTACAATGTGCTCAAGCCAGCGCCAATGAGGCTTGTACCGCCAGTAAACGGCGCTGCCGCAATCGACCCAAGACCTTCTGCTATGCCGCCAATGCCGGAGCCTTTGGCTTGCTGTTGCGCGTTGTAGCCCGACATCGCTGTCTGCGTGTTTTGGTTCGCTTGCCCGAGATAGTTGAGAGCTGCCTGTTCGGCGGCTAGTGGCTGCGCGTAAGTCATTGCACCAGCGTTTTGAAGCGCCGCAAGTCCCTGTCCGGTAAGCTCGGCACCGCCAGCTTGGAGCTGCGATCCGCTGGTCATGCCTGTCTGATACTGCCCATAGAGACCTTCGGCACCTTGCGCGGCTGTCTGCTCGCGACCAAGCTGCGTGTTTTGCCAGTCGATATTAAAGTTGCCAAGAGCGTTCGCTTCAACGCCAGCGCCATAGGGCGAGCTGTCGATACCACGGGCTTCGAGCGCCGCGCGGGTCTGATCTTGAAGCTGCTGATATGTCCGGCTGTAAAGCGCGCTCTGCGGGTCGAAGCCCGTTTGAAGCATCTGCTGCGCATACGCAGGAAGGCCAGCAACGGCGGCTTGTTCCGCCGCGCCGGTCTGAGCCATGTTTTGCGACGCTGCGCCGATCTGCTGCTGAAAGCCCGGAGCCATCTGAGCGTAGGTCTGCGCCGCATAGTTTGGCGAGTTCTGAAGCGTGTTAATGTCGCCGAGCGCGCCCGTCGCCACCTGAGATTGGCCCGGAAGCTGATAGGTTGGAGGAGGTGATCCCGAGCTCATTTAGTTCTCCTATAGCCATGAAGTGTACTGCGTTTCGTCTCTCTCGGCTTTCAGACGTTTGAAGAGCACCGCAACGCCGCCACGATCCGCAGCATACCAGTCTTTCGGTATGTAATCCACACGATCAACCCCGATGGCTTTGAAAGCATCTCGGCTGATGCGAAACATATTATAACCGGTCCAGCCTGACCGATAGTCGGGGCTGAGCCAAAAGAGTTGTGTCCGTGCCAGCTTCTTGGTTCGGAAAAAGGGATGAGTGAAGATCATCCACCCGCAATATCCGACGAGAAGTCCTTCGTCGCGGACAGTGAGAACCTGAAACATGCCACTCCGCTCCCACGCGTAAAGCACGTCCCAGTCAGGGTCGAGCGGCCCTAGCCGCTTGTCCTCGATCTCTTCAGCGTGACGATGAAGAAGGGGCAGGGCCTCCTTCACCACCGCAGAGAGAAGCTCCCACTGGTAGGAGAGTTTAGGCAACGCGCGGACCGAGGGTTGCTGCTGCCTTCGACGTGCTGTTACGCACCGCCTCAGAATTTACACTTGCGCCGCCGAGCGTCGTAGACTTGTCGGAAGCGTTCGGGCTCGTGTTCTTGAGACCCGCATAAAGGTCATTGACCGCGCCGCCTTTCATGCCGCGCTGGCCGCTTTCGTCTTTCATGGAAGCCATGGTCTTCTCCTCTTAAAGAGTTAGGTTGCAACCGGCGCAACCTAACATGATTTTACGATTATTCATACAGGACGTTGACAGTCCCGCCAGAGAAAGTGCCGCCCGTGATGCGCACTATTCCGAGGGGTCCACCGAGCGCTGGGCTGTTTCCATAACCAACTGTCGGTAAGCAAGTGTTACCGTTGAATTTGCCCACCCATGTCGTCCCGCTTTCGTTGACAATATCATAGACAAGAGTAGCGCCTACGTTCGCGTTACAACCAAAAACAAACCCACTCGTCGAGCTGTTTGTGCCGCCACCTTGAAGCTGCCAATCGCTGCTCGAATAACCGCTTGTAGCAGGCGTCGATCCTGTCCCAAGTTGGATGATAGGGTTGTTGCTGTTCACGCTTAACCCAGTCATCGCGATTGTTACCTTATGCACCCAAGACGGGATGTTGGTAAAATCGACGTTAGTCCCTGATGCGGTCTGCGCCGTCATCTGGGTCAAGCCTTTGCTCGGCGGGTTGGCAGCAATCTGGTAGCTCGTAACGCGCCATGTGCCGGTTGTTTCCTGAACTACGATGGCTTCGTCGTTCGCAGCCGTCGTGATGTTAGCAGCCCCCGGAAGGATCAGGTTCGATCCGTTGGTCAAGGTCAGCGCACCGGCAAAACGGACATGGAACGGGATGTTGTCAGGCGTTGCGGTCGAACCGAACGAGGTGATCGTCGTCGTGCCGGTGATAATGAGGTTGCGCGAGAGCTGCGCGCCAAGGTCTGTTGTCGTCGCCGACGCCACGCTGGTCCACGCTCCGAAGAGCAAATTGGAATAGGAGATGCCGCTCGGAAACGGGTTGTTCAAAGGGTTACTGATGAGATGATATTGCGTGCCGTCGTAAAGCGCTTCGACCGCATTCCCCGCATAGACTTCGCCGCCGGTTAAAGCGACCGGACCGGCAGATGTGTCTTTCACGAGCGGGAGAGCGCCTGAGCTCGCCACGTTCAACGTCGTAGCACCGGTGTTTGTGAAGCCAGCAACAAAACGAACCGCGTTGCCCGCAACCAAAAGATAGTTGCTAGGGGCTACCGTTGCCACTGTCTGAGCGTTGGCCGAGCCACCTGAAGTGCCACCACGGAAATAAGTCTCCCCGCCCTGAGCCGCTGTCAAAGGGACTGCAAGCGCCGACAATGACGTGATGTCAGCATTCGACCCGTTGTGCGCCGCGTTGGCGTTCACGCCGGTCACAATCGCGTTGAAGTTTGCGTTGACCTGCGTTGCGTCCGCGAGCGTTCCGTTTTGGAACGTATAAGGAACGCTTGACACAATCGACTGCGCTTGCGCGCCGGTAGCAAGAGCGAACACTCCTGCGATTGCCAAAAGAATTTTCTTCATGAGAGCTCCACATATCCAAGCGGGCGGATTTTACCATAGACAGCCCCGATCTTAACGCCACCTTCGGCACCGCCACGAAGGTCGAAGAACAGCCGTTTGAACACAATAGGGTTAGGCCATTTGACGCGGATCGGGTATAGGTTGGCCTGTATGCCCAACCATGTGCTCGATCCCCAAGTCATCGAGCCCCAGTTCGACGCTTGGCTACCATAGCTGAAAGTTGCAGACGAGAAGAGCTGCCCGTTCTGATCGCCGACCGATGCCGTGTACTGCTGCGAAGGCGACCCGAAGCCGACGTTTACCGTCGTCTCCATAAGGGCGTTGTAGGTCATCAGCATGTTGTCCGGCAGCATTGTCGTTCGAAAAACCCAATTAAGCTGCGCGCCATTCTCGGTGTATTGCGAGGTCGAGTTCTGCACGCTGTCCGATTGCCAGATCACGCCGGTCGAAATCTGAGGTGCCATCAAGAACGTGTTGTTGTAAGGCTGGATCAAAGACGCCGCGCAAGTGTGCGGGCC